TTGTGTCCAATAACTTTTGGTTCATCTACTATTTTTGTCATCTTAACCTTTATTTTTACTATTGTTGTTGTTGAATTTCAAGCAAGGAAACTGTCACCATAGCTTTATTTGCAGCGTTTGCTGTCACTTTGAGCTTGTCTCCTGACTGAAATACCTTCACATCCTGTCTAATTGTTGTATTTGTTGCCTCTACGTCAACCTCATCTATCTCAAAGTCATTTGACCCATCATTATGAGTAATTGTAACAGTCACAGTATCAGAGGCGTGATAGTTGTGAACTGCTAATGTTTTTACGACAAAGGTAGAAACCGGCACTGGTGGGCTTGCAGCAACATCTGCTGTGGGCACTGTAAATACAGTGGTAGCCCCTGTGCTTGTAAGGTTTGCTATAAGTCTTTTGTATATATCTGCCATTACTGTAATACCTCCATAAGTAAAATACTTGATCTTGCATTATTACCTTGTGCAAATACTGAACCAGTTGCAGCAGCATTTCTAAACGTTGTTTTATAAGTGACAGAGCTGGTCGTATTAGGATGGTCATACCAAACAAAACCGCTATGACCTGGAAACAATGTTGTACCATCTCCAGTTCTTATATCATCATTTAACCACTCACTAACTATTGTTGTGCTGTCACGATAAAGGTAAGCATCTATTTGTGTATTGTTTGCATTCTTACCAAATATCTGTGCTAAAGTAATAATAATTTTACTTGAAGTAGCAGTTGGTGTTATGTCAGCAGTTAACCCTGTATCTACTTGGCTTCCTGTTGTGCTTGTAACTTGTGTCACCGTAGATGCATGAATGACCTGATTAATTCTATTTGCTGTAACTGCAGGTGCAAAACTAAATGCTCCTGTTGTGTTGTTGTAAGATAATGTGCCACCACCACTAGCCGAACCTGTGCTTACTGATAAATCTGATAAATCTATACCACCTTGACCAGCACCATCACCTTGTAAAAAATTTAATCTTCTCAGTATTTCGTTTTTATTATCCTCTTGGTAGGAAGAATTTAACTGTAAAACTATTTGTTCTAATTGTCTGACTAATTCAGAAAAAGCTCTTGGATCATATTGTTCTGGTGGATCAGGAAAACGTGTTTGTGCAATCTTTGCCATTATCTGCCACCGTCAGGAAAAGCATCGATAGTAAAGGTTCCCATTTTAAAATTACCATTAGCAGTATTTGATTCAATTTTAAAGTTGGCTTGTCTTCCTCTACCTCTAATATCTTTTTTTGTATCTGTGGTAGCAACTGTAGATGCTGTTTGACTAATGACACTACCGTAAGGATAATTTTTAAAACTCCAGGTAACTGTTAAATTACCTGATTGATCTCTAAAATCTGGCACAAATCTTGCTATACGCATAACTTGTTCACCACCTTCATCAATATTAAAATCACCTGATTGAATAAAAGATTGCATTGCAGAACCATCAGCATCAAAACCAGATTCATGTTCATAGTATTTTGTGACACCGTTTGACAAACCCAACACAGTTGGCGTTGCATTAGCTGTTGTGTCAGTTAAAAATTCTGTTGCAAGTGGATTATCAAACACACCACGATCAACCCATGATGTTCTGTTTAATGTGCCGACAGCCCATGTTTGTTCTAGATAATTATAAACAACACATTTATTAATCTGTGGATTAATTGCATTATCAGGATTCGTTACATAAAACCAAATAATCTCCGCAAATTCGGTATTGACACCGGCAAAGATTTGATCCGTTTGTGTTAAATCAATATTTTCAAAAACAAAATCATCAACAGTGCAAGGTAATTTTTTTACAGTACCATCAAATACGAAGAAAGCATTCTGACCCATCCAATATGCAACGTCACGAACAACAACTCCTGCGTGTTGCCCAAGAAGTCCACAATTTCTACCTAGTTGATTGAGACCGAAAGTAAAAGGTGGACCAATGAATTGTAGTCCATGTAAAGACGTATCTGTCCAAACTAAGATTTGACCACGAGCTTTGTCTGCGCCAACAATTGTAGAACCGTCTTGTACTCGTAATGATCCTGCTGTGTTTGTAGCTGCAGGTTGATAGGTATTAATATCTTCTTGTGAAGAAAAACGTAAAAGCAAAGGATCTTGAGTAGTTCCTGATCCTACTGTTTTTTCTGTGCCAAATAATATGAGATGTCGGTCAGGTGTAGATACTAAAGAAAATCTACTGGTTGTTGGTGCGTTTGTGACTGCACTTGCTCTACCTGTTAAACCATCAGTGGTCGGAGACCATTGAAAAGTAGAACCATCTAAAACAGTTGCAATTAATATCTCACCGAAATTATCTAATGACCAATCTCTACCATCAAGTGTAACAGAAGAAGATGTTCTTGCTGTACCCCATGTGCCTGTGTTCCATGTAGATGTACCCCAACCATATCCAAAAGTAGATGAAGCAGGTCCTATGCTTAAATCAAATTTTGCTGTCGCTGTGCCTGTAGTAGCTGTGCCTGTGGTTTCATTGGCAGCCATTTGTATGGTAAAAGCGTTGGCACTTGTTATAGATTGAATTTCAAAATTATTATCAAAGTCACTTGCTGTAAAACTCGTGCCAGATAATCCTGTTGTACCAGAAAAATTTACAATATCTCCTTCGTTAGCATTATGTCCTGTTATGTTTACAGTAACGACATTTGTTCCGTTGGCCGTAGTAAATATATTACTGACAGAACTATTTGTTTGTCTTAAGGGAGTTATGTCGTACAACAAACTATTAGCATAAATATAAAGCTTTTTGTTTGTGCCTAAAGCTGCAAGTCTAGTACCATCTAAGGCTACCCAATGATGAGCGTCTCTGACAACACCAATTAAAGTGTTTTCAGTTGTCTTTGTCCAACCACCAATTTTTTCAGGTAATCCGTATCGAAATCTTATATTGTCACAATCAGTATAACCACCACCAGCGCCTAAATCACTGGTCTGTTTTTGTATCCCCGGTTTCAGTTGTAGTTTTGTTAGTGTCATCAGCTATACTAAATATTGTTCCTACATGGCCCTTAAAGTGCATATTTCCTTGATGCACCAAAGGTGACGCCACATCTGCATATATTTTACCACCTATCTTAGACCATAATCTACTAAAATAATAGTCCTCACTTAAATATCGTTCTTCTTCGTCCCAGTCAATCTTACCAACACCAAATAAATCGTAGCAGTTATCAGATTTATATTTGGCTCCATTAACAATTTGATCTGAATTATACTTTCTTTCTGGGTATGCTTTTTTCATTTTATTAAATACATCACGTTTAATTAACATCATACCTGTGGCTGCTTCCATAACCTCTACAAAACCTCCTATTAATTGTATATTTTTAGGGTCTTCAAAGTTTAGATTGTAGCCGAGTCCTTTGTAAGATATTTCATTCTCTGTAATATTTGGATTTTTTTTGACAGCATCAATGACTTGATTCCAATGAATGCATTTACGTGGATAAATACCACAAGCAATATCTTTATCTGCTCTAATTAATCTTTCAATATTTTGAGGTTGAAAACCTATATCTGCATCAATAAATAATAAATGTGTGCCTATGTAATTTTGGTCATCAAGAAACATAGATACAATTGTATTTCTAGCTCTTGTAATAAGAGATTCATTACCCATTGTTTGTAATTTCATACCGACGCCTTGGTCCTTGGTCCATGATTGTAGGCCCAAGACTCCATGTAGGGTGTTTTCACCCAACATACCACCGTACATAGGCATTCCTAAGTACAGTCTAATATTATGATCTTTGAGATCGCCTTCTAACATTTCATCTCCTTTACTTAAATGGCGGACCCACACTCCATATTACTAAGGAGTATCGAGTTCCTTTTGTTACTGGTGTTACTCTGTGCCAAACAAAAGAGGGAAAAACAATGATAGATCCTTTTGCTCTTGCCTCCGTTGCAGATAAAATATGTGATTTACTATCATCACGATTTCGTAAATCAAATTCTAAATTACCACCTTCATATGCATCACCATCTTCTAATGAAACTGTTACAGATAATTTTCTTATGTTACCGTCAATCATTTGATTATGTGAATCTTGATGCCAATGATAATATTGATTTTCTTTGTAAATAGTGAATTGACATTTTTCAGATCCCACCCAATCAAAATTCCAACCTGCTTGTTTATTTGCTTCTTGTATAAAAGGTTCTATATTTTGATAAAGCCAATCCTCATCCATCCATGCTATAGAAGAATCTCTAGCTTTTAAATTTTCATCAAGTATTTTTGCTTTTTCAACTATTTTAGATTTACCTGTTTCAATAATTTTATCACAAAACTCTGGAGTCAAAGCTTTTTTAAAATAGTAATAATAATTGTCGAGAAACATTAATTAGTTTACACGTAAAAATCTGTAAACGATTTCTCCTGTACCGCCTGCACCACCTAGAGTTTGATGCTGTGCACCACCACCACCACCGCCAGAACCTCTTGATCCGGCACCACCAGGTGGGGAATTAGCCTGACCAGCAGTTCCTCCCGCTTGTGCTCCTGCATAAGATGCTCCGCCTGCACCACCATCCTGTTGACAGTTATCACCACTACAGTTCTGACCTGTTACACCTGCAACACCCGATCCTGACTGATTATATGATGTGATTATACCTCCAACTAAACTTGATGCAGATGGTATGGAAACAGTTGATCCATCAGAGTCTCTAAATGATCCTGATGTTAAAACAGTGCCAAGATTAGAAACTGATCCACCTGAGGATGCTGAACTTGTTCTAGTGCTTCCGTTAGGTGATGAGCCACCAGATGAACCACCACCTCCTCCACCACCGAGTGTAAATAATGTACCCGTAGATGAACCTGATAGTTGTGTGTTGTTACCATCTTCAGCACTATAGTTTGGATAAGAACCCTGTTGACTATTTGTGCCGGGTGTGCCGACAGTTAATGTTAAGGTTTCACCTTCGGCCACAGTAAATACTTGGTTTGCCACGTACGCACCAGATCCACCACCAGTGCCACCTGACTCACCACCTGATTTATCATATTCTGCACCACTCACACCTGCCGCTCCACCTCCAACAGCTTGCCTTACATGAATGGCATTAGCTCCAGAAGGCACCGTAACTGTGGTTGTAGTGGTTTGTGTGGTAAAAGCAGTGGCGACAAAAGCAGTATAGAATTGTTTCCAAGCTCCGCCTACTTTGATGTAACCTTCTTGAATTTCTTTCCAAGCCCCACCTGTTTTAAAAAAAGCTTCGTTGACTTGTTTCCAAGCCCCACTGACTTTAAGATACCATTCGCTAGCCATTATGCGTCATGGATGAGATAAAAATCTCCGTTTGATCCCGTTCCTGAACTTGGTGCTGCCGTGCTTGTTGTTGTAATTAAATTTCTAGATGTAATGTTTCCAATGTTAGTTGCAGCAACGGTTGTAGATACAGTAAGTGCGCCTGTCACTGTTGCCCCTGCTGAAGTTGTTTCAAACTTTTTGACATTGTCATGAAAGATGTCAACGCCGTCATTAACATCCATTGTCAAAAACGTTTCACCTGTATCAGATTGAATTGTAATATTGTTAGCTTTAACATTTAATTCACCCGTATTGTTTTCAATATAACTATCTGTGCCATCATGATAAATTTGTAAATCTGTGCCTGTACCAACATTGATATAATTATTATCAGTGACAGCGATGTTACCTGTCATATTTAAAACTTTTGCTGAAATAGTTCCCATAGAACTAAATACGTTAACAACATTAAAATCTGCTGAACCATCACAATAAACCTCTGCGTGACCACCTTGTGTAATTGCAACACCATTTGCAGTATGACCTGTGGCAGCAATGGTTAAAGTATGAGAACCAGATGTATTGTTAAAAAATATGTAATTGTTTTCTTTTGCAGGAATAAAAACAGTAATGTTACCAGTAAGAGTGCCTGTAAGTTCTATGACTTTATTAGAAGCTTCAGAAGTGGCCGAGGCATTTGCTGTGGTTAAAGTAACATCAGAAGATCCTGCAACACTCTTTGATAAATATCCCGCAGCAAAAGCGTCTAATACTTGTAAATTTGTATTTGTTTTATCACCCCAAGTACCAGCGTTTTCACCTGTTGCCTGAAGTTCTAATTTTAATCTATCTGAATATGTTGATGCCATGATTACGCTCCATTATCCACTATTGTGCCACCATTTGCAACCCACTCAAGGATCTCTTGATAGTGTCGGTTTGCTGTGTCGTGAGGACATGAGATAACTTTATTTGAATTTTGATAAGTTATCCTGTAATTACAAAACTCACCATTAAAATATACTTTTGTTACTGTATCTATCATTATAACTCCGCATCTAGTGCTAAATAAGCACCTGCATTTATAGTATCAAAAAATCCAACTTTATCGTCCGCTACTGTACCTGCATTACCATTTATAACCATAGCTTGAGTTATTGTTGCTTGAAAAAATTGTGAGGAAACATTGTATTTATACTCAACACCACTTGAATAAAATCTGTAATAATTACTTGAATTAACTTCATCCAAAGAGGGAACTGCTCTTTTTGGATGATAGTAAATCGCATAAGCTGGTGCATTTGCATTGTAAGTACCGCCAAACCCTAAAGTCAATGCATTACCAGAAGCTAGTAATTCATAATATCTGAAACACTTTTGTAAATTATTAGCATAACTCTCAAAAGGAAAACTAGGTAGGGTTGTCGAATCAAACTCACCGACTTCTAGTTGAACGCCTGTAAGATACCATTCGTTATCTGTGCTGGAGGCAAAGTTAACTTGACCTACAGCAATATTTGCTGCGGTGTAATTTTCCCAAGATGTGGCTAATGTACCAGAATTAAAAGTAGTACCTGCTGCTAAATGCCATGTTATTCTCCAACCTCCGCCATTATTGTTATCAATCGCACCTGCTGCATTAGTGTCCCCCGGTATATTAATAATTTTTTTCTCCCAAGTGTCAGCGCTATTTATTGTATATGCTTTTGCTATTGCTCTTGGAGTTCCGTCTTCTTTATAAATCCAAAGAATATAAGTGCCTGTCAAATTAGACCTTACCCAAAAACTTAGAGTAGTTGCTTTAGCATTCGATGTGCCTTGTTCTAAAAATTGTAAATTTTGTGCTTCTACTATTTGGTCAATTCCAAATCGTGTGCTTGAAGCGATTGATGTGTTTGCTGTTGTGCAATCTACTTTAAATGAATATTTAAATCCTTGTGCTGTTGGTACTGTAGAACTCTGAGACATGGTCGCTCTAAAAGATGGACTTCCACCCTTTCTATAACTGAACCTGTCTATTGTTGGATAGGTTGAACTTGCTCCCACACCTGTTGTAGAGGTTGCTCTCTGAGACACTGACATATCTCCGTTGATAATTAAAGGTGTGACGAGGCGATCGGTTGTATAACCTTTACTTGTTAAACCTTCATTGGGAATCGTGTTCAGTGGCATTAGGGTAGTACCTCGAATATTGTTATTGTTGTAGGTCTTGTAATACTTTCACCATTACTAGTACCATAGGCAGTGAATTGTCCTTGTCCTGGATTTTTTATTTGAAGTTTTACAGCTACAGAACTCGCTGTATTTGGATTCCAATAAGCATTGAAAGTACCAAAATCTATTGTTTGTTTATTATTAGCTGTATGCAATGCTGCAATGTATACCGAACCTCTTACTGTAGTTGGTGAAATTATTTGAAATGCTCCGTTAGGTTCTGCTGTTTCGCTATTACCTTGAAGCAGATAATTAACACGAGCCTCAACATATAAATAACTTGATGTTGAACTAGGTGTATATGTTGTTGAAATTACATCAGAATAACTGCTACTAGTAGTAGCTACATCACTTGAACCTATGACTACATCTTTAATTCCTATAATCTTAAACTTCGAAGAAGTGATGACACCAGAACCGTCAGACGTGATGATGTTATTATCACCGCTGTCATTGATGAGGTTTACTTTGAGTTTACTGGTCATGGTAAGACCTCCATTAAGGTAATCATTGAATTAGTTGATGTGTCTGATAACTGAGCATTACTTGAATCATTTGTTCCTAAAATTACAGCATTACCATTTTTAGACCTTAATTGTATTTTATACGTTTGTTCACTCGTTGAACTAGGTGAGTGAAGAGTAGAACCTGAAATTGTTGCTGACCCTGAATTTGCTTCTCCTTGTAATCCATAACCATTATATACTGCTATGGTAGTAGCACTACCGCCTGATGGTGTCACTTGTAATCTAGTTTGTATTCCTTCTGTACTGCCTGTGTTAATAAAAGCACCATTTAAATGAACTTGTACTAATATTTTTGAAGAGGTAGAAGTAGGAGTGATTGCTAAAGACATACCCATATCTACATAAGATGTAGAAGTGGTGCTTTTTTGTGTATTATGAACTGTATTTAAAACTTGACCAATCTTACCAAACGCAGTAGTAGCACCAGATCCTAAAACAATATTATCACCCGAGCCACCAATGGTTAGATTCGACCCGGATTGTTTGACTATCTCATTAACCTTTAACTGCGATACCACCTATTACTCCTTATGACTTAGGGTTTGCGTCTTTAATAGCTTTAATTTTTTTCGCCCACTCACCTGTTGAGTCTACTTTACCTGCTACTAAATCTTTATATAACAGGTCTAGCTGTTCACCGATATCTCCGTAACCTTCTCTTCTTTTAGCTCTGACTTGATTATTTTTCTCTTCAGTATTACCTGCTGTTTCTTGTGCAGCGAGTTGTGAATCTGTGGGTTTGTTCAAACCAGAAATATTCCATTCCTTAATGTATGGACCCTTACCGTCAGAATCATCCTGAAGTAAAACATCTTTTGTAAAGTCTACAGTCTTTGAGTTAGCCTCGCAGTATAGTTTTATCTTTGTGCTTAATGATGCCATTGTTTACTCCTATGCGCTAAAGTCTGCGTAATCCACAACCTTAGCACGTTCTGCCGCTCTTTTTGTTGCTACATCAGAAGGTACAGCGGTTCCACCTTCTGCTGCTCTGACCACCATCCAGTCAGTTGAAGCAAGATAAGCTCTTGCTGTTTCGTTAATTACTTTTTGTGATGCGAATGCATCCTGTTTGTCCATATCGGCTTTGACTTTTGTCCAAGTAACAGCATCTGGCTTTGCACCCATAATAGCTGTGTCATTGGAGTCTTCACCCACAACCCATTCAACTTGTGAGTTGAACTCAGCTTCGGTAGTCACGTTACCACGAATAACAAATTCGTAATTGCCGATTGACTGTATTGCTTGTGCACAATCTGCCATTGTTTACTCCTATAATATCACCAGCGTTCCACCGCTAGCTACGTTTATTGTCTGTCCCGAGGACACTGTTACAGGACCCACTATACTAGCATTCTCCGTTGCTGCAACAGAAAGTCCGCCTGTTAAGGTTTGTACATTTCTATACGCACCGTTAATACTGGTGAGTTTGGCCGCTGTCACGGTCGCATCTGTCGGTGCTCCGACATCAAACGTATCACCAAAGATAATACCACTGAACGTGTCCCCTGAAGCGGGGGCCGTGGTGAAAGCAATTGTACCTGAACTTGATCCTGCAGTAAACGCAGTGCCTGGTACTTGATAAACTCCATTAATATGAATAAGTAATTGTGCCAAGCTACCAATGATCTGTGTGTCATTGCCTACTTGTATGGTAAACTGTGTTGTTGAACCGTTAAAGCTCCCGCTCAAATCATCAATTTGCGAGAAGTTACCTTGTACGATTGGATTTCCTAGGTAGCCCATTACTCACCACCCTCAGTTACTATTTCTTCTTCTACTGTTTCATTTGTTATTGTGTTTCCGTCTGCTACCCATTCTAGTATTTCTTGGTAGTGTCTGTTTTTTATATCGTTTGGAACATACATAACTGTATTATCTTGATAAACGACTTTATGAATAAAAGTATTATCAATTTCAAATGTTATTTTTGTTATTGTCTGTATCATCTATAACTCCGCATCAAATTTAAATTTACCTGTTG